AGACCCTCGGTATTCTCGATGAGACCGGCGGTGCAGAGCTGGGTGTCACTGCGGCATCCCAGACGGCGATCACCTTTGACGAGGTGTTCGACCTCTACTACAGCCTGAAGTCTCCCTACCGCAGAAACGCACAGTTCGTCTGCAATGAGACCATCCTGCTTCAGCTCATGAAGCTGAAGGACAAGAACGACAACTACCTCTGGAAGCCCAGTCTCGACATCGCAAAGCCGGATACACTGCTCGGCAGACCGATCCGCACCTCTTCCTTCATGCCCGGTATCGCAAAGGGCGAGCGTGTTCTCCTCTTCGGTGACATGAAGAACTACTGGGTGGCTGACAGACAAAACCGCACCTTCCGCCGTCTCAATGAGCTGTATGCCCGCACCGATCAGGTCGGCTTCCTTACAACGCAGCGTGTGGACGGTCGTCTCATCCTGCCTGAGTCCGTTAAGGTTCTCAAGATGGCAGGTACCAAGGCAGCGACCGGCGGTACGACTGGCGGTAATACCGGCGGCAACGGCTGATAAGAACGGAGGGCAGATCAATGAATCTGATCTCACTGCCTGAAACAAAAAACTACCTCCGTGTTGACCACTGTGAGGATGACAAGCTCATCCTCACTCTGATCGATACGGCACAGCGGCTCGTGATGGATGTGGGCAGAATGAATGAAAAGCAGTTAGCGGAGAATGAGGAAACCTCCCGGCAGGCTATGCTGTATACTGTTTCGTACCTCTATGAAAACCGCAATACTGCTGATTATCAAGCGCTGACACTGACACTCAGGGCACTGTTATTTGCACAGAGGGAGGGCATCGTCTGATGGAGATCGGAAAACTGAATCAGCGGATCGCCGTCCTTGAAAATCATGTCAAAAAAGATGCGATCGGCAATCACAAGGCTCAGTGGGAGGATGTGTTCTCCCTCTGGGCTTCTGTGGCGGTATCCAATACCGTGGGCGGTGCGTCTGAGGAGACCAATACCGGAGTAACCAGAGAGATACAAAAGCTGGAGGTCATTATCCGACAGACCCCGCAGACAAAAAAGATGGCCTCTACCGTATACCGCATCCGCTTTGAAGGTATTGACTACGACATCAAGGGCATTGTGCCGAATTATCAGACGCAGGATTATATGAAGCTGATATGCGAATCACGAAGGGCGGGATCAAAGGATGACATCTATTGACGATATGGCTGCGGAGATCATGGAGGGCTTGTCGGAGTACGCAGAGTTTGCGGATACAGCAATGAAAAAGGCAGTCCGCAAGACTGCGACCGCCGTCAAGAATGAGATCTCTGCAAAAGCCCCTGTGAAGTCCGGGCGTTATAAGCGTAGCTGGATGACCAAGAAAACCAAGGAAAACAGCCACACGCTGGAAATGACCGTCCACAGCAAAGACCGCTACCAGATCGCGCATCTGCTCGAACACGGTCATGCAAAGCGCGGCGGCGGTCGTGTGGCGGCGATCCCGCATATCGCTCCTGCTGAGGCAAACGGTGCAGATATGCTCGAAACTCTCATCAGGAAGGAGTTATCGTGACCTACGAAGAGATCAACGAAATGATGCAGGAGATCGGGCTGCCCTTTGCGTATCATCATTTTGCAGAGGGTGAAAGTCCGGATCCTCCGTTTACGCTTTTCCTGTCTCCCGGCGAGGATACCTTTTCCGCAGATAATCTGATGTATCACAGCTTCAAAGAGCTGCACATCGAGCTTTATACGGATGAGAAATCGCCAGATATGGAACAGCGTGTGGAGGAAGTCCTGTTGCAGCACAACATTTATTACACAAAATCTGAGGTATGGATTGAGTCGGAACGGCTCTATGAAGTCCTCTATATCATGGAGGTATGAATATGGCACTTCAGAAAAACAAGGTCAAGTTCGGTCTGAACAAGGTTCACTGGGCAAAGATCACGGCATGGTCTGAAGACGGTGTGCCGACATTCGCAACGCCTGTGCGTCTGCCCGGTGCTGTTTCGCTGAGCATTGACGCAAACGGCGAAAACGAGAACTTTTACGCAGATAACTGCGTGTACTACGTCATCAACAACAACGCAGGCTATGATGGTGACCTCGAAGTTGCTCTCATCACCACGGACTTTGCAACTGCAATTCTCGGCGAACAGCTTGACAGCAAGGGTGTCCTTGTGGAGCGCAACGATGCGGAGACTTCGCAGTTCGCACTCATGTTCGAGTTTGACGGAGACAAGAACCACATTCGTCATGTGCTGTACTGCTGCTCGGCATCCCGCCCTGCTACTGAGGGTGAGACTACCGAGGAGAGCAAGTCTGTCAAGACGGAGACACTCAGCCTCAAGGCAACGGCGCTCCCGTCCGGTCTGGTGAAGTCCAAGACCTGTGAGTCTACGGATGAGACCACTTACAACAACTGGTACAACTCCGTGTATATCCCGACCGCTGCGACCAACAACAACAGCGCCGGCACACGCTCTGCATCTACAACCAAGAGCAGCACTGCCGCAACAACCACTACTGACTGATTCGGAGGGAAAGAATATGGCTATCAAGAAAATCATCACTGTTGACGGCATCGAGGTACCTTTCAAGGCGAGTGCAACCCTGCCTCGCCTTTACCGCGCTAAGTTCCGCAAGGACATCTTCAAGGATTTCGCCGCCCTGAAGGATTCCGTGGATGAGAGCGATGAGGAGAATTCCGGTCTCGGCATCGAGAGCCTTGAGGTGTTCGAGAACATCGCCTGGACAATGGCAAAGCACGCTGATCCGGAAAATGTTCCCGACAGCCCGGATGACTGGCTCGAACAGTTCAACTGCTTCTCGATCTACGAGGTGCTGCCGCAGCTCTTTGAGCTTTGGGGCATGAATCTGGAGACACAGGCAGAGTCAAAAAAAATCTCGCCCAGTTGACCGCGAGATGACAACACCGCTGTTCCTTCTCCGATGTGTGCAGATCGGGCTGAGTTTATCTGACCTTGATCTGCTCACTATCGGGATGGTCAACGAAATGTTCATTGAAAAGGATAACGATGAAGCAACCTATGAATATAAAGCGACGCAGGACGATTTCGACCGATTTTAAGCCTATCAGCAGTCTTTTTCGGGTGTTATTCGGACTCGTGATCTACTCCTTCGGTGTCTATCTGACGATTTACGCAAACATCGGTCTTGCACCGTGGGACTGCCTCGGCATGGGTATTGCAAAGCATACTCCGCTGAACTACGGCAGTTCTATGGCGCTGATCGGTGTTTGTGCGATCGTGATACAGCTTATCCTGCGAGAGCGTATCGGCTTTGCAACGCTGTTTGATGCGCTGATAACCGGGCGGCTCACACAGTTTTTTATCGACATATCCCCATATCCCGAAAACCACAGCTTATGGTTCGGTTTAATTTTCATGTTGTTCGGATTCTTGTTTATCGCTCTGGGGATGTATGTGTATATGTCTGCTGAATGCGGCTGCGGTCCGAAGGACGGATTGCTGATTGCAATCGGAAAAAGGCTGCCGAAAATACCGATAGGCATTGTGGAGATATTGCTGTGGTCAGTGGTTACACTGATCGGCTGGATGCTTGGCGGCACTGTTGGCATCGGCACTGTCATATCCACCTTCGGCGCAGGTGCTGTGATGCATCTGTTTTACACTATGATTCATTTCGAGCCGAGAAAACTGCGGCATAGGAGTATCAAAGACACATTTTCTATTCTGTTTGACTGGGGGTGATACCGTATGGCAGGCAGAATCAAGGGCATTACCGTTGAAATCAACGGTGATACTACGAAATTATCCAAAGCCCTCCAGAGTGTGGATAAGAACATCAAAAACACGCAGACGCAGCTCAAAGATGTCGAAAAGCTGCTGAAACTCGACCCGACCAATACGGAACTGCTTGCTCAGAAACAAAAGCTGCTCGGTCAGGCAGTGCAGGATACTAAGACACGACTTGATGCACTGAAAAAGGCAAGCGAACAGGCTGCAAAAACCAAGGACAACTACGATTCGTGGAAGGCGAAATACGATCCGATCAAGCAGAAAATCACCGAGACCGAAGCCAAGCTGAAAGACCTTAAGGAACAGGCAAAAACTGCGGATGAACAGCTTGCCAAGGGTGAGATCTCGCAGGAGAAATACGATGCACTGCAAAGGGAAATCAAGGAGACGACAGATGAGCTGTCCGGTCTGAAACAGCAGGCTAAGGATGTATCTGACGAGTTCGGAAATCCGATCAGTCCTGAACAGTATGATTCTCTCCAGCGTGAGATCGTTGAGACAGAACAGGAGCTTCAGAATCTGCAAACCGAAGCAGAAAAGTCGCATACAGCACTGGTAAAGCTCGGTGAAGCAGGCGCCTCTCTCGAAAAAGCCGGCGACAAGATCGCAACCGTCGGTACGAATCTGACGAAATATGTCACTGTGCCTATCCTTGGAGTCGGAACTGCTGCTGTGAAAACGACAGCGGATTTCGATGCGTCCATGAGCAAGGTCGCTGCTGTATCCGGTGCGACCGGCGAGGATTTTGATGCCCTGCGTGCAAAAGCCCGTGAGATGGGTTCTCAGACAAAATTCTCCGCATCGGAAGCCGCTGACGCCATGAACTACATGGCAATGGCAGGCTGGAAAACCGAGGATATGCTGAACGGTGTCGAGGGTATCATGAACCTTGCTGCCGCATCCGGTGAAGGCCTCGCAACCACATCGGATATCGTCACGGATGCACTAACGGCGCTCGGTATGAGCGCAGATGATTCTGCACATTTTGCGGATATCCTTGCCGCCGCATCAAGTAATGCCAATACCAATGTGGCGCTCATGGGCGAATCCTTCAAATATGTTGCGCCTGTTGCGGGTGCGATGGGTGCATCTGCGGAGGACTTGTCCATCGCACTCGGTCTGATGGCAAACAGCGGTATCAAGGGCAGTCAGGCTGGTAACTCTCTGAAAAATGCTCTGGTCAATCTCACGAAACCGACCAAACAGCAAGCGGCGGCGATGCAGCAGCTCGGCTTTATCAGCACCGAGACCATTCAGAAAATTGACTTTACCAAGGTCGAAAAGGCGGAACAGGCTGTCGAGGATGCGACTATTTCTCTTGACAGCGCACAGATCAAGCTGAATGATGCAATCAGCAAGTACGGCGAGGGCAGCTCACAGGCAGAACTTGCAAGTAACAACTACGAAAAGGCGCAGCTCAAACTCGCACGAGCGCAGGAGACACTTGCCAAAGAACAAGAGGGCGTGTCGAAAGAGATCATGGGTGCAAATACACTCATGACCGATGCGGACGGTAATATGCGGTCGCTCGGCGACATCATGGGCATACTCCGTGAGAAAATGGGCAAGGTCAATGTGGAACTAACAGACGCAGAGGGCAATGCCCGTGATTTTGATGATATTGTCGCAGAGCTGTCCACAACTACCGAGGGACTTGCACAGGCAGAGCAGATGCAGGCGGCGGCTGCCATTTTCGGCAAGCAGAATATGTCCGGTATGCTTGCGATCATCAACGCAAGTGAGGAGGACTACAACAAGCTGACCGATGCGATCTACGGCTGTGAAGGCTCTGCAAAGGGCATGGCGGAAACCATGCAGGACAACCTCGCGGGTCAGATCACGATACTGAAATCGCAGCTACAAGAGCTTGCTATCTCTTTCGGAGACATCCTCATGCCCGCTATCCGGGCAATCG